AATCTAAAACTTTTTTAGTGACTCGTCCCGTTGCCATTTGCTCTTACCTTATCTTTTAATTGTTCAACATCTTCTAATGCTTTTTCTAATTGTGCTTTTAAAAATTCTATATTAACTTTGTTTGTCATATTTTGTTCTTGCGTTATTTCTAACTTCTCTGTTGTCTTGTATAAATCTTCTATCAACATGTATTGTTCCTGGTCCGTGGGCAGTTGTTCACTCTTCTTTAATAGATCTGCTTGGAACAACTCACGTGATGTCTCTAATGATGTTAGTCTAGCTGTGACCTCGGTATACGCAAACACACCCATTGCAACAGCAATGATAATACCGATCATATTCTTCATTGGCATGCTTACAGATGTATTTTCACTAATCTTCATTTTTAGGTTTTGGTAGTGGGAGTATATAGTCTTTTGGCGGTATTTTCAATTTGCTTTTACTAGGCCCTATAAGCTTATCATTCATTAATTTAAGCTCTGGGTTCTCTTTTTTGTACCCATCTTTCATATCATCCCATAAACTTTTAGAATCATTGGGTCTAGTGTTATCTCTTGTAGGAGTAATACCTCTACATTTTGATACTAATAATCTAAAGTTTTCATTGTATGCAAGGCTAGGGTTATTATTAACTCTACCACACATCTTCATCAACTCTAGTTGTTGTTTAATTTTTACGTTTTCGTTTATAGTCTTACAATCTACACCTAAATATTTTCTGTAAGTAAAACTTAATCTATAATTTTCACTATCACCATCATAATTATTGCTGTCACTATAGTGTCTATAATCATAATTTCTATCTTCTTTCTCTACTCTAGTTTCAAAATCACCACATCTTGCACCATACTCATTAAGATATTCGTTTCTAGGATACGCAGGTTCTGCAAAGAATGCTAACATTGTAAGAGCTAAAATAAGTATTGCTGTAAATCTGTAATCCATCCTGAGAATCTCCATACATTACCTGTTTAAATCCTTAATGTCATAGCTGTGTTCACGTACTTGGTCTGCTAGTTGTCTGTATAAATTTTCTGCCATCTGCCATGTAGACTCTGCAGAAGTTAGTCTTGTGTTTTGATCTATAATTTTTTCTTGAGCAGTAGTTAAATCTCTCTGAAGATTTATTATTTGATTTTGATTGTCGTTGATTGTGTCTGTTAAATTAACAATATATCTAACACCAGTGAATGTTCCAACTAATACGGATGCTATGACTGGCACTAATATAAAATTCTTTTTGAATAGTTCTGCAATGTTCATAATTTATCATCCTCATTTTTTTTCTTCCATTTCATAAAAGAAATTGTCCGTGTCTTCTGTTCTCCATTTACCTGAGTCTTCTACATTCCATTCATTAGTTTGTACTTTCCAGTCAGGAGTATCGTCTCTAACTGTAAATGAAGGTATGTCCCAGATTAATCTATTGTTTGGCTGTGCCGCATAGTTGCCATCTTCTAAGGCAAGTATGTGTGCGCACTTATGTTCGTGCGGTACTTCCGAGTGATCGGTGTCTACTATATTACTCTCTGGATGTGCAAAGTCAACGGTAAATAAATAACCACCATGATGCCACTTCTTATCTTTACCTATATATTTTCCGTGTTGGCCACCTAGAATATCATAAGTAGTAACAGCAGGATAATAACTAAAAGAATTCCAAAGCTCCAGTTCATCAAGTCTCTTGGGTGGAACAGACTTGGGGTCATAACCACGTTGAATAAAAGCCGTAATTGGGAGACGATAAAAGATTGCGCCATTTTCCATAAGTGCATGCCATAAGATAGCACGACCTGTAATACAGCTAATACCAAAGATAATACAGTCTTCAACTTCTCCATGATGTTTTTTAAGATCATATAAATACTCCCTTTTTATTTGTGCGTATTGTACAGGAATATTTGCGTTTAAGTAAGCCATAATTTAATATTATCATCAAAATCATTATAATCTATTGTAATTTCGTCGCCTATTGCTATTTTTTTTAATGCATAACCTTCCTCATCAACAGTTGGATTATCACTGTGGTTTAAATATTTTTCATTATCAATCCCTAAACAATATTCATTTTCATCTTCTTCATGAGCATGTGTCTGTATAAAATTAGCTAATGCTAAAGGCATTCTAGGTAAATTTGTTTTATTAAATCTTATTTCAAACTCAGGTCTTACTTCTTTTATCTTTCTACCTTTTTTTATATTTTCTTTAGAAAACACACCAACACCTTGTATAGAACTTTTATCTAAATAAGTGTCTATTAAAAACATTATTTTATCGTCCCCCAATTTGGTCCAGATTCATAGTCTACCTTGTTCTTGACCTCTAGGAGTATAGTTTGTTCCATTGTTTCTTTAATCAACTCTGCTTCGTGGTCCGTGGTCGAAAAACAAAGTTCATCGTGTATTTGTATGTGGGGCACTATACCTTTTTCATATAGATCTACCATTGCCTTTTTTGTCATATCAGCGGCGGACCCTTGTATTAATCTATTCAAGGCCTTGTATGTAAATGCCGGAGTGTAGTATCTTTCAAACCAATCCATGTAATTTGGATCTATCTTTTTTTCTTTAAACTTATCTAAGATCTCTGCCTTAAATGCTTCTCTTGCATCTTTTTCTGTATACAAAGTCACTTGATTAAATCTGTTTGTCTCTGGGTTCCATTCTTTATTTGTTGTCTCCCACTTATCAAACCTGCAAAATCTATCATACAAAGTAAATAGTAATTTATTCTTTTTAGAAAAATCTATTAGTTCTTGTGATAGCCTTCTAACGAAAGGCACTCTATTATGATAATCGTTAAATAAAGTCTTTGCTTCTGTTGGATCTAGTCCTAATTCTTTCTGTAATTTTATCTTACCCATACCATAGAAAAGACCTAGGTTAATGGTTTTTGCCTGTTTCCTGGAGATATTAGCCATGTCAGCGACTATCTGATGAAAATCTGCATCATCCTTGTCAAATTCTTCTTGAAGGTTCTCCGTGCCTGGTAAGCCAATTTTAATAGCATAATGCACTACAATACGTGGCTCTTGTTGTGAGTAATCAAAGCTGCCCCATTTGCATCCATCTTCAGGTACAAACAGTTCTCTCATCTTAGCACCGATAAAACCTTTTGATGGTATCTGCTGTAGATTTGGATTGCTCATTGAGAATCTTCCTGTAACTGTACCACCTGCGTCCGATCTAATTTGATTTATATCTGCATGTATTCTGCCTTCATGCACATAACTTAAAAGACCCTCAATGAATGTGTTAACTGCTTTGTCGTATTCTCTTGCTTTTGCAATCATACGTAAACATTTATTCTTGTGTGTTTTTAAATAATCTTTTGGTAGTTGTGGCATCTTAGATTTTGGTGTCTCTTTGTAATCAGTTATCTTTTGATGCTCTAATAAATTTTTTATAGATGAAGCTGCCCAGATGTCGACTCTGATTCCAGTTTTGTTTTCAATTGCTTTTACAATTTGATCTCTACGTTTTTTAAGATGTCTACCAAACAGGATAGCTTGGGCCGTATCAATTTTAACTCCTTTAAACTTCATGTCAACCAAACAAAGAAATAATTTTGTTTCTAATTCAAATATTTTTCTACAAGTTTTTTGATCTCCGTCTTCTTTTGTGTATAATACTTCATCAATTTTTTTATTAAATAGATTCCATAGCTTGTATGTTAGATCAACGTCTTGCTTTGCATAATCTTTTACAATGTATGCAGGTAGTTTGTGCATGTTAGTCATTGGGTCTTTAACTGTACCACCAGACCACTCTAATGTTTTTTGTTGTAGATCGTATTTGTATTTACTTTCATCAAGATAATCCTTTGATAATGCATCGAGTGAATATTTAAATCTATTCTCATCAATTACAGATGCTGCTATCATCGTATCTACAATACGACCTTTCATTTTTTTACCTGTTATAGCTCTAATCCAACACACATCGTACATTGCATTGTGAAATATTTTTGTAATGTTTTCGTTTTGAAATATTTTTTTATTTAAAACTTCCCATATCTTATCTATTCTTTCGGGATCTATATCAGTATCGGAATGTCGAAGAGGAAAGTAAGCTGTATCTTTGCCTGTTGCAACAGCAATACCACAAATAAAACCATCGTTTCTTATAGCACCCAAACCTTTTGTTTTAAGATTAGGATCATAAGTTTCTATGTCAACTGCAACTGTATCTATACCCTTTAGATCTAAATCTTCTGGTGTATTACACATTATAATCTCTCTCCATAATCATTTCTAAAAAATGTATTGCTTTTAGTATGTCTTGTTTCTTTCCCTTCAGTCGGTGACGACAGATATATTTTATAGCACATCCTTCTGGAAACAGCAACTGATTCTCAACTACAAACTTGCTGGGCTGTATCTTAAATTTTTGATAGTGACTCCCGCCATGCTGCTTATCCCAAACGCTTTTCTTTTTCATTATCTAACTCCTAGTGTGTATGCTCGTTGTGATGATATTGTCCAACAGTCAAATTTACCTCGACTGTATGCAACATATTTTAACCTTAATTGTGTAAAGTAATCTTCTATTCTTGTTGCTGTTAGATCTACAATTACATTATCAAATGTTAAACCTTTTACTGTGTGTATGTTTCCGTATCTAACTTTAACATCACCTTCTAAGTTAAAACCTCTTTGTAATATTTTTTGTATGTAAAGTATTCTGTCTGAATCAGTTTTAGTTCTTATTAAAGCAAAGTCTCTGTTATCAACAGAGTCCTCTTTTAATAATTTTAACTTAATTAACTCGTGTATTGTATAGTCTTTGTTAATCCAATCTGGAAAATCATATTCACAAAAGTTACGGACAATTACTTTGGTACCTATGTATGTCCAAAAATCTTTTATTTGTTTTAATGACATGGGTTTACCACTTGCAAACTCTGGCCATAATTTATGACATCTTATTTCTTTTTTTGGTACGTGGGCCGTGTTCCCTATGTGAGCATACTCTATACCATGTTGTTTAAAAAAAGTTTTAACCCAACCATCAGAAGGTGTACCACGATACGTAAACAGAAATGTTTCTTCAGTGTTTTTTATTTTATCTAACAACAGATCCATAGAACTGCATCTATTTCTTAAACTAGGTAAATGATAGTGACTACCAACTATGTCTGTTGGTTTCCAAATTCTATGTGTACCATAGTAATCCCAAATTGGTTTTATAATTTTTTTACACAGACTATTTATAGTTTGACTACATCGATAACCTTCTTCTAATTCTTTAGCTCCCTTTGATAACTCATAAAATCTTGTTGCATTAGCTCCTGCAAATTCAAATATTGTTTGATCTGGGTCACCAACAAACCAATATTCTTTGGTGTTGGTTGCCATTTTATCTAATGCTTTTGTTTGTGGTACGTTACTGTCTTGTGCCTCATCAACTATTAAAACATCTATGTCAGGTTCATTAGCTTTATCAATAAAATCTCGTATCATGTCATCATAATCACAGACATGATTATCTTTTTTATATTTATCGTATATCTCTTGAAGTTCTTCGATAACATTTAAACTGTAGGGTTTGTAGCTAAGCTTGTCACATTCTTTCCAGTGTTCTTTTAAAGTATTACTTTTTCCAAAAGCATCTTTTACATATTTATAAAATTTATGTTTGTCCCCTTCAAAGTCACTTGCATTTATTCTCTGTAGTTTAAATCTAGACTCCATCATACACAGGTTTATATGGTCCTGATAACTAAATAAATCTCTCTTCAATCCTTTACTCTGACAATACGCATGTATTGTACAAATTTTATATTTTAAAGATTTTTTAGTTAAACCTTTTTCTTTTACTTCTGGAAGTTTTAATATCTCATCTCTTATTTCTTCGGCTGCAACTTTTGTGTGTGATAAAACTATAATCTTTTCATGAGAAAATTTAAGTAATAACTCTGTATATTTTTGAGTTATAAATTTAGATGTTTTCCCTGTGCCTGGAGGACCCACCATAAAATTAGGTTGCTTCATTTGTAATCTCCTGGTAATCGCCTTCTATAATTAAATCATCTTTATCTATTTCTTGGTTTAACATTCGCCATGAAACACAAGATTTTTCTCCAAACTTACCGTGATTCTTTTTAGCTTTTAATATTTTTTGACACTTGATAACTAAATCTACTCTAGGTAAATTTACTTTCTGTCTGTGTAAATAATCTTCAAACTTATCTAAATTAAACTCTAAAATATTTTTTTCTGTATTGTAATAAGGCATACCAAAGTATGCTAATTCTTTTTTACTTGTGTATGCTTTCTCCTCTGAAATATAATTTTTAAAATGTTTTACAAATCTTAAATCTTCTTCTGCATCTTCAACATAATCTTTTGACTTCTCTCTTGCTTCATACTTTCTACGCATAATCTCTTCAAAGTCAGAGGGCTTCATCTCTGGAATCCACACGGATGCTTTACTAATTACCGCATCATAAAATAATTTTTTATTTCGAAGTGTAGGACCATCAACTGTAATTGTCTTTTCTACTGGCTCTCCTTGTACAACTGCATTTATTTTTACAAAATATCTGTCACTTCCATACTCTATAATCTGTCCAATAGATTGTTTTGCTTCTTCGCTTGTTGCTTCTTGCACACCAATCCAACTAAACATTGTTGCAATTGTTTTTGTAGAACAGCCAATGATCTCTGCAAGTTTAGGCATACCAAATTTTCTATTTGCTTTTTTATGTGATGTACCTTTACTTTTTCTTTTATTTGCCTCTTCATCTTTAGCTGCAACTGCAATCTTGTAAATGTAATCATCTATCTCATCTGTATTCCATTCTGTATGTTTAAGTAATACACCTGCAATAGCGGTGCAATAATCATCTCTTTGTCCCGAACCTGCGTATGTAATACACAAAGCTGCAGCGAGAGCAATCTTACCAAGATCAACTTTAATATTACCTGGATACTCATCAATACCTTCATACTTAACCCATTCAACAACTTCATTTGTTGCATGATATTTTGTTTCTGGAACTAATGTATATTTATTTGCGCCGTGTCTTATCTCACACAATGTTGCGCCATGACCATAATCTTTGTAATAATTTTCTAATTCTTTTGGTAATGCAAATTTTTTATAGTCTGATGTTCCTGACCAGAGATAATGACTTGATGGATTATTTCTTCTACCAAAGACTGCGCTACATGATTTAATATGATCGTTTGTAAATCTTTTAACAACAGGATTATCAATATCAAAATCTATGTATTGATCTAACCTAAGTCCTATTTGTTTTGTTGTGTGTTCTATTCTCCATTCTTCTTTCGTAATCTTAAAATCCGGGTCGGACCATTTCTCGACCACAGCCTGCTTTGTATCGCAGGGTATGATCACCCGTCCCAGATCTATCCAATCCTCATATGTAACCGGAGCTTTATCTATCTTTTCATTCATAAATTAAAAAGTGGGCGTTTCCACTCTCGCTTAGACGCCCACTACCTAGGATTCTATAAATTTAAAGATTTTTTAGTTTCTTCTTGAACTTCAGGTTTAGCTTGTATCTCACCCTTACCTACAGATTCAGCAAAAGATTTTGCCATGTCATAGATTGATTTATCTGTGACTGATCCTATCTTTGCTACATCCCAACCAAACCATGTTCCTTTGTCGTTAGACATCTGAACAGTGGATAGATTATAAATGTGGCTGTAAGTTGGCGGAGTAAACAAACCATTTTTACCCTGCATCTTTAGACCCATCATCATTGAGTTCCATTTTCTACTAACTTTAAGTTGAGTAGACTTCATAGAAATCAAAGCTGTTTCTGGGTTGTCACCAACGATAAGTACAAAGTGACTAGCTGTATTATCAAGATAATTACCATTAGGTAATCTGTCTTTATAATCTTTACCTCTAGTTGTCTGACTTACAATATCACTATCTGCATCGTGAATTGCAACAGGTGCACCGCTGCTGGTACCTCTGTCTTGCCATTCAATGTACTGTCGTTTGTAATGACATGGTACAACAGAAATTTTGTCGTACAATGCATTAGTTACAGTGTTGATTATTTTGCCTGGCTCTGCGCCCTCGACATATTTACCATCTCTTTTGTTAACCTCTGGAGATAGTTGTCCCAAAATTTTTAAGAATGGTAACGCAAGATCATCTTGCGAAATATTCTGGGCCCCTTGTTGTGCGTCAGCTTCCATATCAAATGTAGCTAGTGCACCATTCTTTTTTTCTGTTACTTGGTTCATGTTTATTTATTCCTTTTTATTGTTGTTTTATTCTCCGAGAATATTCCGAAGATTTCCGTTGGCATTTCTTTACCTGCCTCAATACGTTCACGGACTAACGCTTTCAAAGTCATGGGCTCAACCTTCATCTTTTGTGTCGGTTGAAACCCTTGACCTTTTGCAAGATCGGCATAATCAGCCGCCTTGTTATCTTCGTTGCGACCAAAGAATACGGATATCTCGTTTTTGATTATATCCCCTAGTCCATTGTTACGAAGCCAGTTAAACGCCGATTCTTTATTTGCTTCTGTAATAGTAGCACGATACGACGTTGAAACTTTTAAATGAGATCCATCATGCAGTTTTAATTCTGCTAATCCCATTTCAGACATCATAGTTGGTATTACCTCACCAGATATATGATCTCTTTTCTTTTTTAATAATTTTATTCTAGATTCAGTATCTTCTATTTCAGAAGTAACTCCCTCTAATCTTTCAACTTGATCTGCAAGAGACTGGATGTTACCAGTTTTTTTCATTGCATCTTGTTGATCCTCTTCAAAGTTAATTGTCATCTATTTCTCCTTTCTCGTATAGATTAATTTCAATAGGATAGTATTTTCTTTCTTGCTTGTCCCATTTTAATAGTTTGTATTTTCCGTTTGTAATATCAGAAACTATTGAGCATGCAACACCAATTATTGCCGGATCACCTGTTAATAATAAATAATCTTCTGGTGTATAATCTTTTAAACCTTTTCTTAATTTAAAAATTAATGGACCAGGAGAAAAAATCATTTGCGAAAACTCTGGTAATAAAAAATTAAATTTACCTGACGTAGAGTAAGCGGATGCACCCATAATATTTATTTTAGGGGTCCCTGCTTGGCTCCCTGCAATATGTTGTATTACATAAACTTTATTTTCTTTCATACTTGACAATATAATTATAATAAGTATATTGTCAACTAGAAAGATGAATTATAAATTTAAGACAAAACCCTACGCGCATCAGTTGACAGCGTTAGAAAAGTCATGGAACAAAGAAACCTATGCTTACTTTATGGAGATGGGTACAGGTAAAACAAAAGTGTTAATTGATAACATGTCCATGCTTTACGACAAAGGTAAGATTGATGGTGCATTAATTGTAGCTCCCAAAGGTGTTATAAAAACCTGGTA